TTACAATGACGTATATGAGGCGCATAGATATGCGTCACCGATGAAAAGATTGATAAAGCAGTCAGTGTGTGCTAAGAACACATAGAGGTGTAACTATGGTGGAATTCCTAAACAGATATGTATCAATAGAGAAAGAAGCAACCTACGGCACTGAGCCGTCAGGCACTCCGGTTTACGGAGAGGTCGATGACGAATCACTAGGAACAACGTATGACTTGATGACAAGGCAAGACATGAGCAGACCTATTGCTTCAAAGTCCGTGACCGGCACAGAAAGGTCTGAGGGTGACATTAACCTCGCTGTCCAAGTGGACGACTTCGTAGGCAACTTGCTTTACTCTTTCTTTCCACAAGACACATACAGCAACCCAAGTGGTTCAATCCACAAGCACGTTATGACTGAGCCTTCTCTTACCAGCCCATCGGCTGGTGTTTACCCATCATTTACTGTTCGTGTCGGCAGGGAAGAGAAAGAACACACTTTCACAGGTATGATGACTAACTCATTAAGTATTTCCGCAACTGTCGGGGAATACGTTATGATGAGCGTGGGATTCTTAGGTAAGAGCGAGTCTGCTCCTGCTGCTTTGGCTACGGCTACCTTTGACGGTGCTGCTCTCGACGCTCTTTACTTCGCTAACGGCACAGTCAAGTTCGATGACGGAACATCCTCCGCGCCAGCAGCCTCGGCAAGCGTAAAGTCAATTTCCTTTGACGTTAACCTAAACAGGGACACAGACAACGCATACGCAATAGGTAGCCCTACATACGGACGTGCGCCACCTGCACAGCGCAGGGAGATAAGCGGAAGCATCGAGTTCAACAAGGTTCTATACGGCGACCAATCATTAGATGAGCCTGACTACGATGCTTTAGTAGCCTCAGACGGTGTAGCATACAATGACGGTTCTGACGCAGTTATGACACTGGATTTCCTAGACGAAGCAGGCGAAGATTACATCAAGTTTGAGTTCTTCAACATCAGGTTTGAATCACCCGAAGCATCTGTAAGCGGCAGGGACACGAACACAATGACTGTAGGATTTGTCGGTCTATACGATGACAACTTGGGCGGTATGAGAGTTACGGCAGAAGGTTTACAACTTGCCTCCGCTCAATATGACGCTTGAGGTGATTAAATGAGTTTCGTGGAATTAGCAGAATCTCTCGGTCATGAAGTCGATGACTCTTCAGCAAAAGCCTTAAAACGTATTGAGAACAAGACTGTGGCAATGAAATACATCCGAAGACTTCCTAAGAAGGTAGCCAAAGCCGCTCCTAAGAAGAAGGTAGCAACCAAGAAGGTCGAGCCTAAAGAAGAATAACCTTTATTAATGCCCTAACGGGTAACACAAACTGAGCGAGCCTTCGGGCTATAGAGTAGTGTTATCATGCCAGTTATGAAAAAAGAAATAGAGTTAGACGACGGACGAAAGATTTGGGTTAGACAAGCCTCCGGTATGGAGAGACTTAAGATTACCAACATTCAGGGTAGGGCGTTTCGCAAGATGCGACACGCAGGCACTCCCGACAAGTGGACTGATGAGCAGAACGAAGAGTTTGCTTCTATAGTCGATGAGATGGGCGGTAGTGTGGAAGACCAAGTTAGGGAGTGGGTTCCCGCTTGTATTCTCGATGAGGATGTTGACGTTAATATGTTGACATTTGAAGAGATAAACACAATACTACAGTTCGTCCGTGGTGACGATGAGGAAGGCGCAGTCCCTTTTCTCAATTCCTGATGGTCGCACCGAGCCTGTGCATGGCCTTCAAAGGGACATTGCCGTCTGATTTATGGCTAAGGTATTCCGTCGAGGGTGGTCGCCACCTGATGGATTTAGATTTGTTGGTAGCGGCTGAGATAAACGACAAGATTAGCGAGGCAACAAGCGAAGCCGGAAAGAAAGATGCCAAGGGCATGGTAGCCCGTAGGAACCAAAAGCGTGAGCAACGCAAACTATTATCAAACAATAACGACCTACTCGACATATTGAGCGAAAGCGGTGTGCCGGTTGAGGGTAAGCGAAGTGAGGGTTCTGAATGATAGAAGGGTTTGCAGGTAGTATATTAATAGGGTATCTTTCCCCTGTTGCTTTGTTCACCGCAGCCGTATGTATGCTGGTTCTAAGAGCCGGTGCTTCTCGTGTTTTCTTCGATATCGTAGGAACTTTTCAAGCCGCCAAGATGATTAAAGACGCAGACTCAGCGGCTACTGTTTTTGAGGCTCTATATCTCGATGCTCTCACTGGAATACAAGAAGCAGGTCAAGAACTCAGTGAGATTTTCAATGGTCTTACTGATACTGTTATTCCTGTCGCAAGAGAGTTTGAAGAAGCGCAGATTCAACTTGAGAAGTTTATACAAGAAGGAGAAGATATAGAAAGACTAAGAGAAGAGGTCGAGGATATTGGTGTTGCGTTTGCTTTCGCTGGTGATGAGGCTATGGCAGCAGCCGCTAAGATGGCACAGATAAGCGGTGTTCTCGGTCCCGGTTCTCTTGCCGTAGGTACTCAGATAGGCATGGAGTTCGGTCTTATCAGCGGTATGGAAACCGAGGCTGCCATGCAGCGTATGATTAACCTTCAGCAACAGACGAAGTTCATGACTGAGGGTATCAACGAGAATGCCAACGCACAAGATAGAGCCAATGCAATACGAAGAAATTCTATGGTTATTCTCGACCAACTGAACACGATTGAGAACCGTTCGGCTGCTACTATGGAGCAGATAACCTTCGTAATGAACCAGTTCGCATCACAAGCCCATCTTGCCAATGAGGAAATAAGAAGCATGGCCGCTCTATCGGCGGTTATGATTGAGACTGGTGAGGAACAGGGTAAGGGTGGTCGTGCGCTTAAGATGATGTATGCACGTCTTGGTTCTGACATAGGTGGTGCGAGAACCGAGATGGAAAGACTCGGTGTTGCAGTTACAGATGCTAATGGGGATATGCGTCCTCTATCAAGTATGCTCAAACAATTAGAGGAAACATTCAATGAGTTAACTGGCGCAGAACAGCAGAACACGGCTCAGATAATCGCTGGTAACAGGCACTACACTCGATTCCTCAAGTTGATGACTAACCTTGACCGTGTTAGAGAACTTGAAGTGGAAGCAGCGTTTCGCCTATTCCCTGCTATGGAAGAGATTGAGAGGCGAAGAGATACTGAACTGTTCCAACTTGAGCAGGCAGAAGCAAATGTGCAGAGGTATTCAGCCGCTCTTGGTGAAGCACTTATACCATCTTTGACATCAGTAACAGAGAAACAGGCTAATTTTATGCAAGTTCTTTCTGAATTCGCAGAAGGTTTTGGTGGTCCTCTTCTTACAGGTTTAGTTGCTGTAGGACAGAACTTTAGGTCTATAATTGGCCCTGTGGCAACACTATTCATAACATTCAAGAGTCTAAGCATAGCCACACAGACTCAACTCGCTGTTATGCGTGCTTTGAATTCAGAACAGTTAATGAATAATGCAACTTTAACAAAAAACTCAGGTTTGTCTTCTCAACAAATTATATTATTTGAAATGTTAACACAGAAAGAAAAAGACTTAGCGTTAGCAAAGCAAATAACAGAAGCATTAGATGAAAAAATAACAGGAACTACTACAAGAGGTAATACTGCTGTTATGGAAAGAATTAGACTACTGGTTAATGAAAATGTTGAATTAAGTAAACACAATAACCTTATGGGGAGGAATACAGAAAAAATAGCAGCCAATAATGCTGAAATTATGAGATTAAATGGTAATAAAGCACTTGGTATGACAACTCATGACGTTCAGATGCAACAAGCAAGACAACAAGCAGCCGCATTGAATCAAAATACTATGCTTATGGCTGGTGCTGGCACAGCGATGATGTTATTTGGTAAAAATCAAAAGATGATGCGAGCGGGTATGATACTCAATACTGCCTCAATGTTTATGCAAATAAGAGCAATGGTATTAAGAAATCAAGAACAGATAAAGAAGATGTTTGTTGAAAGGGCAAGCACAGCATCAGAAACAGCAGCAACGGCAGCCACAAATGCTAATACAGCAGCGACAAACGCTAACACAGCAGCAAAGGCAGCCAACGCAGCAGCAACGGGGGGTATGGCTAAAACTCTAGGTAAAACCGCGCTTAAAATGACGGGTCTAGGTTTAGCGGCTTTTGCTGTTGGTGAGTTATTTGAGCGTTTAGGTTTCTTTGCCAGTAAAGCAACTGACGAAATAGAAGAAATGGAAAGTGTTATGATAAGTGCTACTGATGTTTTAGGGGTAATGAACGATACTCTTTTTAGTCCCGAAAACAGCCGACAAGTAGTAGCAGACCAACAAGCAATAATAGATAGTTTAGATGCGCAACGTGATGCGTCAGGAAATCTGACCACTACTTTACAAGCAGAATTTGATGCTGCTGTAAGATTACAAAAGTTACATCAAAGTGCGCTTGACACAGATGAAAAAAGAGTAAATGCGGCTCATGCTGTTAGTGTGGCAACAGAAGAAAATATCGACCAATTCTTTAAATTAAAAGACCTTCTTGAAGGCAATAAAGTCTTAACTGGTCGAGCAGCGATGTTCGCAGGGTCAACAATAGGAGGTGGCGGGCGAAAGGAAAATTTCACAACACAGGAAAGAGCAGATGCGGCGGCACAACTACTCGGTTTCAATGATAGAGATGACGCCCAAACACAGTTTGACTCTTTAACTGTGTTATTCGGTGATTCTCTTGATGAAATACAAAAGGCTTATGATGACGCTGACGGTAGTGCTGCTGGTGCTTTAGAAAGTCTTACTACTTATCACGGCGTATTTAACGATGATGCGGAAGTAATTAATGCTCTATCAACTCAAGTTCAAACCGCTGCTGATGTCTTGGATAACTTTACCAACTCAAGGGAAGAGATGTTCCACGGTTTCAGGGCAGACAACTTAACAGGTGATTTGGTAAGGCAGGTGCAGCAGCAGGGAGTGGAAACGTTAATAACGACCACCGAGGTAGTCATGACCAACGTGTTCAACGGCGTGACTATACCGGAGATGGCAGATATCATCATAGAAGAGATAGAGTTTAGAGGTAGGACAAATGGCTTCAACGTCAGGTCGAATGCAGCGTAAGGTGGGTAAATGGTAAGGACTGTCAACAAGAAGTATCAAGTGTGGCTTGCTGGCTACTACGACGACTTCAATGGCGCAAGAGCCATTCCCGATGACACCAACAGTCCCGGCTCCACAAGAGCGCACGGCAATTCTCACCACGGCAACCCAATGAACGGAGAGGCCACGCTTAACCCCCGATACCGATGGGCCGAGCCTGACAGGGACCAAACAGGCTCAAACCTATATGCTTCCTCAAGCAACAAGTTGTTGCAGAATGACGGTGTGTTTGAGTTTATCTCACACGACGACACAAGACAAAGCAACAACGAGTGGGAAGGAAGGGCGCAGTTGCAATACCCCGACGGCCACGTTGCCAATAGATATAGGTTCGCAGGGTCAGGTAGTTTAGGCTACCAACGGTTTGTTAACGGTTACGACACACTCGGCTCATATCTTGTTCCCACAGGCAGCAACGACGCCACTTTCGGTAGGGCAGCCATGAATGGCTACACAAGCGGTTTGTTTGAGGATGGTACAGGCAGTCAATCAAACGCTGGTGTAACGGACACAAGTGGGGATTTCGTGCAAAGGGCGCATCTTGCTGGTGTGTGGATGGGCGAGCAGTTTCAGGAAACCTCATCGAATACCCCGCATACTCTGTTTGCCGAGGTCACTTCCCCCGCCAAGAAACCATTCTTAGTCATTCAGTCTTCAAGATGGGACAGAGATGACAGCGCAGATACACCAACTTTGATATATGATGGTCCTTTAAACACAAGATTAGATGGTGATGTGTTTACAACGAGGCTTTGTGTTAGAACTATGAGAGGGACAGGAACGTCAAATTGGAATAGAGTTGATATTAATTTTGAAATAGGCTTTGCAAAACCCACAACCGCATTGACAGATACGGGATTCACTGATGCAGCGGCCATTAACTTTGACATACCTTTGAACGACACAACACATACTGGCACTCCATTATACATAGAATACGACCAAATAGGAGAATTATACAACAATTTGGGGCAGGAGCAGTCCTACACAAATGATGATACTTGGCTTGACATAGACTTTGTTATGGATTACTCGGCTGGTGAGTATGACGTATATGTAAACGGAACAAGGGTTGCTGAGAATGAAAGTATGGTCGGAAGTCCTACAGCAGCAAATCTATACGGCTACCAAATAACCATTAAAAATGATACTACACTGCAACAAGCAGGGTATGTCTCATATTTGATGCTTGACCGCGCAGGTGTGGTAAGATATCTTACTGACAACTTAGCAGGAGACAGTGATGATGCTCCTATAACGGGTTTGCAGATGAAACGTACAACAAATGGGATGTCAGATTGCAGGGTGACGCTTTCTGATATTCCCGATTTACACAGTGATAGTATAAGAGGTAGTGTCGCAGCAAACTATAATCATAATCTTAAAGATTTGTTTGTTGCTACTTCTGCTCTTGATTGGCAGTTGCTCGTGTTTGGAGATACAAGCGGTCGCATAGACAGACCTATATGGAGAGGTATAATAGAAAAATTCGATATAAAACAAAAAGGAAGAGATAGGGTATTGACATTTGATGCGAGAGATGCTTTGAGCATCATGGAACGAAGCGTTCCTCTATGGGAGGTAGGACAAGAAGCATTGAACGACAGTGAGGTTGATACCCCGTACTGGTTGTATGAGGCAAAAGGATTTAAAGACGTTATGAATTTTGGTACTCGTAAGTTAAAACTATTAAGTAATGATATAGGGTTTGACAAGGATAGCGGTCACATAGAGACATCCACGCAAAGAACGCAGTTGGGTTCGGGCCATCCCATACAGATGTATAACAACGAAGATACCGCGTATGGCCCTAATGATTTAGAAGATTTTTATGAGGGTCTTGGTGTGACTTGCGTATATAAGAATGCAAGCGGTCATACGACAATGGAACTTACAAGAAATCCCGGCAGCCTATCGACTGGTTTGGGATTCATCAATTTTACAAAAAGCAGTCATAACACAACAGGACGCACGGTAAGCACACAATCAGCAGATGGTAAGACACTGACGTTTGATGGGTCCACTTCGGCTGAGACAATAACCTTCACAGCCGAAACAGCCAAGATTATCTATATGGGTAAGGCTTGGGGTCCGTTTTACGATTACTACCTATACACAAACATACCACCATACAAAAACCAATGGTCCGATATAGATGCTGCTCACCCAAACAGCACTGATTTTGCTGCGTTTGGCAATGCTGCTGATTTACACTTTATCTTTGATAGTGACCCCGGTTTAGTAGTAGGTGATACATTTGCTGTAAACGGACAGAATGATGCGGGTGCTACCACTGTTCCCACCGCATATATAGGTAAACATCAGGTAAAACAAATTAAAACTACTAAATCTTATTTTGCTGCAAGTAACGACGCACAGATTTGGTGGGTCAAAACACATACTCCATATGTAGTCACAAATGGTGGTGAGTTAGGTGATTATCCCAATGATTCATTGTTAAGTGGTACTGCGCGGGTAAGTTGGTCTAACGATAAAGGTAATATAGATACTGTGACGGAACTGCCATACAGGGTTTTACACTCCCGTTGGATGCGTGACCTTCCTAAATCTCTATGGTTCCAGTATCATTTCGGTAAAACAGAATTTGCTCCGGTAAATTTAGCCGTGCATGGTTTAGTAACTAATTCACAGTCTATAACATCTGCAACAACAAGCATACAAATACCACAATTGACTTATGATAATATACCTCAATACGGAGTAGCAGAAATATGGGATTTCGTAGGTTTTAAATTTACTATGAAGGGCAAATTCGTATATCAAGGTAAGGCTACTTCAGGAGGTAATTATTATTTAATAGGTTGTAAATTTACACCAACATATACCACTACTGCTACTACTTTCTTAAGGGTACAAAGTATAAGTAGTGATTACAAACATATTTGGCTTCTGTGGTCTGACATGAGAAACAACGGCAAAGCCGATGCTGATGGTAGTTTTAGAAAAAATGAGTTTGGTCTTCAATACCCAATCAATGATAACTACGATGTGGATATGTTCTATGTTGACCAATTAGATGCTGATGGTAACACAGATAAGTTCGTAAGCCTGAAAGTGGGTGAGGATATAGATATATGGGATGTCGATGCTACTACTGACCCTATTACCAATGGCGCTTTCTCTAAACCAGCAGATTATTCTGCCCCACAAACAGTAAGCAGTATAGCAAACGACAGTGGAAAGTTAAAGATACTTACATCAGAAACAGGAACGGTGGCGGCAGGCGACTATATACACCTTGTAGGAACTGCCGACCATGATGGCATTCATAAAGTAGCCAGTTTGAGCAACGACACCCACTTTATCACAGAAACTACGTTTGTAAGCACGACGCTAAACACAGGAGGTGCTGTGTATTATCCCACCACAGGCAGCGACCAAGATTTGACTCAATATCAAGATTGGGAAGATAAGGCTGGTGCTTTCTTAGTGATAGATTCCTCCCCTTTCTTTAATCTTAATACTAATCGTAATAATAGTAAAACAGGACAGTTCTCAGGAGGCACTACGAATCTTGTTGACTATGTTGCTACAAGAGAGGGTCAACCGACGCTCATAGACAACTATTGGACAGAAGCCACACCTTCAGAATTGACGACCGGAGATAAAGGTCTTTTCCACCCTAATGCACCGTGGATAGTATCTGAAGCAACCTTGGTTGAGGATTTAGACAACACACAAACCTACCTGAATACTAATTATTTGGGTTTACCTGTTGAGGACGCAACTGTGTTTACAGAAAACGGTTATGGTCAGATACGAGCCGTGATATCAAGAAGTCAGAATGAGCAAAACATAAATGACTTCTTCTTTAGTTGGACTGGTAAAATAGAAAATGAATTAGGTTCACATACTATTAGTAGCGTGGAAACTGCAACCAGTTTTGAAGGAATAATATCAACCGAAATAACAGTATCATCAGGAACTCCTGCGTTTTTTGCAAATGGTGTGAGAGAGGGTATGGTATTAGTAAGAACGGATGCTGGTGACAGTTCTGAGCATATACACAATATCATCAACGTAGGAGATGCCACCGACCAAGATACAGATACTAAACTTATTGTGCAAGGTGATAATATAGCAGTAAACGACACATTTGTTATTCCCGTGCAGGTCGGTAAGATATTCATGACTACTCTCACAGATGAGGAACAAAACTTAGCGTTAGCAAGCAGAACTGGTTTTGCTGACGCTATACAAGAGAAGTATAACGCGCTTTTTTGTAACACAAATAGCCTTACCTTATGGGATATCTATGGTTTAAAGGCTGGAAGTGAAACACCTAAGTTTGTCGAGGTTCATCCGACCATAGGCTCTGCTTTTATGCTAAGGTTGATGATGCACCTTGACGGCTACGTCAAAGCGAGAAACAGCGGAACTTTCTATGACAGCGATAAGATAAGAACATTGTGGAATGCTGCCCTTACAGACAGTTGGTTGCCACAGACACGTTTGACGGCTGTGTATGATATCAACAACGTGCCTAACACAACTATCATGACTACATACAACGACACATCCTCTAATGACTCGTATGGGTCTATAGTGTCAACCCAAGGAAAGACTTTAACCTCTATACTAAAAGCAATGAGAGATAAAAGCGGCTTTGGAGATACTAATGGGATAAAAACTACTTTCTCTTATATGATAGGTCGTGATGGTAGGCTTGAGTTCAGACCCAAGTATGATTCACAATTAGCATTCACAAGACAGAATATGAGAGTATCTAACTTCTCATCCACTATGATATCACAGATAACTAACGTAAGAGTGTATTACAATGGTGGTGCTTCATTCGTGGATTACCCAAAACCATCAACAACAGATACCACAAGATGGAAGGTAATAGAGCAACCCGACGTTGCTTCAAGCGAAGAAGCCACTTTCTTAGCCAAACAGGAATACAATAAAAACAAAGTAGTCCCTATGTCGCTTATCATAGAGCCTATAATGCACTTAGATGCAAGCAACAGCCAATACGACAATAAAATGATTGATGGTGGTAGGTATGGTTACATCGCTGACCCATATATCGCTTTGAAAGGTCTAAACGCAAATACCGATGCTGAACGTAAATATGTTACGAATTGGACTCGTCTTGGAAGCGGTGGCGTTCTATTCCCCGGCATGGTAAACGCTCTTGACGGCAACCAAGCAACCACAACAGACATATACGCAAGATACGGTAGCAGCGCAGTTGATAATACTGACGCAAGTATTACATACACTGAGAATTACACATGGTATGGTGCTAACTCTATATCCTACGCTTTGCAAGTAGTTGATGTTACGAGTAATTTACCTTATGTCGGAGCAACATCAGGCCAGCCTTTGAGAATATACATAGACTTGAAAAACCAAACAGGAACGAGTATTGACGATGCTGAGTTTACTATATTTTTGTATGATTACAGTTTTGCCAACAATGTAAGAACGCCTACTCAATTAGGAGTAGCATCAATAAACGTAAAACACAGCGGGTTCTATGAGATTTCAGTTCCCACTACCTATGATGGTTCTGCTGGTGGTAAGATAATTGTGTCTTTCAATGCAGAATACTGCCGTGCGCTTCTCAGGCACAGATGCGGCGACCCATCACAAACAGACCATACTGCATCTAACTACATCTTAGACAGCAGCAGAAACAACGGTAGCGGTTCTGTAAACGCCAACAGTATATTCCCACTTGGAGCAAGAGAGTATGATTTCCAAGGTGGGACGATGGACGATAGGATGGAATGGTATGGACCACGAGTTCTTATCTGCAATGACATGATGTATCATCCGGCTACCATAGTGTCTGTGACTGACCCCGGTGTAGGTTTGAATACTGCGACTGACATGGTTATCAAGAATATCAGTTGGGGTGTGAAGGCCGGTCAGACGGATAGTGTTGTGTTAGAATTAGAGAGAGATGAGTCTTTCAGACCCGGTAGCCTATCCACATTCTTGTTTAGCCGTCCCGGTTTGGTGCTATCAGGAGGTCGTTCACGACGCCAAACACGATTACCCAGTCCTCAACCCCCATCAAACACACCATCCACTGACACAACACCTACTTTAGTAGGTGGGGGAACTAAAGATACGCAAAGTGGATATGGAGAGACTTCTATATCAGTAGGTCAATTATCTCACGGCTCATTTGGTAGGCAGACACAAAGAATGCAACTCAATAACAACAGCAACCTTGCTATATTAGGACAGAACAACACACCTTCGACTGAAAGTGTCATGGTTGGCATAGAGGGTATGGATGTGTCTATCACACCTACAAGCGGGTCTTCAGTTCTGAGCGCAGAAGGATTCGTGCTTGGAGGCAAAGGGAGAGCGGGTGATGGAGATGGTAACATGAGCAGCCAAGAGGTAAGCATAGAAACGCAGTTCACCGCACCTGCTGATGTGGTCGATGATAGAATTATTGTTACGGCAAAAGTAAGTTGTGGGGCAAATAGCGCATTAAGCAGAAAAACGGCTGTGTTGATAACAACAGCCACAGTAAAAGATACGGGTCAGTCGGTAACTCATACCACTAACATATCAACCAACACTTTACAACAAACTGTGGACTTGATACCACTTAGTAAATTAACAGGTGTAAGCACGCCAAAGTCAAGAATAGATGTTAAGGTAGTTAGAAAGCCGGGAACAGGAAACGATGACGCAGACACGAGTTCTGTTATACTGCATAGTTTAGACGTAAGACTAAATCGCGCTGCTTCGGCTGCTAAATCTGATTCATCTCAGTTCTCGACGTTCTCGTAAGCGTTGCGCAGGGCTAAGATGTCCTTGGCTCTTTTCCTGCCTACGCCCTGCACTTCCATCAGGGATTTCTGCGTGGTGCGTGAACGTAGTATTGCGGGAATACTACCGAACTTCTTAAGCAGTTTCTCAGCGGTGGCTGGCGTTACTCCCTGTATCGTGGAAAGTGCTGCAATCCTTGGGTCCATGTCGAATTTTTTAACAGAATGAATTATGTCAGGGTGATGGTTGCTTAGGGCCATGCCGTCCTGCGTGTGGTTGACGACAAGCCATTCAACGAAGTCATCCATAGTTAGAACCTCCATGTATTTTATCTTGGGGAATCGCTGGTAAAAAGTGATTTTGAATTGATGAATGACTTTTTTCATGCGTGCCATCTCCATAGCGAGTTGCTTGGCGTTGGGTCTGCGAGTTCCCTGTACCCACGGCTTCAACTTGGTTCCATACACGAGAAGCATAGGATTCTCGCAACTCTCCTGCAAGTCACGCAACTGCGCTACTATCGTGCGAGTTCTGCCGATACCTAATATGGAACGATAGAGGTCATTTATCTCTTTGGCCTCTATTCCCCACTTACCTATTCGGTAGTCTGCTGAAGCCATCCTACATACTTTTACCGTATCAGCACCCATTCTCATGAGCAGTTTGTTTACTACTTTCGGGTTTTCGCGGTCGTCAACCATTAGCATAATAGTTGTTACTATAGACGTATATTTAAAGCGTTTCAGTAACACTTGACTAAATACGCCTCATCTTGGAATATGACTATGTGTGTTTTACATTTATCGCAATATTTCTCTATGTTATTGCATAGAGTAAACTCCGCCTCGCAATTCGGGCAGCATTCAATATTCTCAGGCTTAATCTGTATCATACTCATCATAGTCTTCATCTCCTTGTCCCATCTTCTCGCCAGCATGAACCCGGACAGCCAATCTTGGCTGAGAGCCATGCACAGGTGGGAGTGTTTTCGTGGTCGAGAATTGAACGGACGTGCATCCTCGATTCGGAGGGATTGAAGTCCCTCCATCCGAGAGTGCTGATAAAGTCAACCATCTCGGTAGTAATCTCATCTTTCTGCTGTGAAGTCAGGGAGGCGGGAGGAACGAACCACCTTAGATTCTCGTAAAGGTGGTAAGCCAACGCCAATCTTGGAGCGTGCTTGGGATTCTCATGGGCGATGGCCTGTTCGATGCATGGAGGTATGGGAATCTGCCCCGCAGACCCTACCTTTTCGTGCATGACAGATGAAAATGTCACGTCGATTTGAGGGTTGGCCGCAATCCACTTGGTTATGCTGAAATCACTATGTTTATTGGAGCCACGGAAGGGGTCGAGGTCTTTGAACCGAGACTCCGGCTTGGAGGGAATATTGTAACCAATAGGATTAGCGGCAAATTCTTCTGTGTCTATGTTGACAGCCCACTTTCCCCTTGTAGGATTGTAGGTGTCGGGAATACGAGTCAACTTCTGCGGGTGTCCCACACCATCAAGACTCTTCAGACCTTTAGCCATCTTACGCTCATAACGGTCTATGTGCTTGGCGATGGATGTTCCCATCACAGGCTTCTCAAACATTTGATGAACATGGAATCCGCGACCTGTGAACACTGTTCTGACATCTCCGTCGAGCCGCTTGATAAGTTCAGCGGCATCTAACTTGACATCATCCAAAGAACCATCTTCCTCTATGTCGAAGTCCCACCAAGCCCTGTCCATAATTACTGATGCGATATCCATTTTCCAAGGGCGGGACGGTTCTGCTCTTTGAAAGGAGTATAAGGATGTGTAGCATGATGCTCTCCCATTGACCTTGTTAACATAATCGTCAAAGTTCTCTCGTGAAGAACAGGCAGCACGACGCAGGCCAATCTCACGGGGGAAAGACAATAACATGGTATCACGCCTTTTGCTGGTGTCCACATTCACAACCGAATACGGTTATTAACTTAGGGGCTGTTCCCTCTTGTCCCGTTACCTGCCAAACATCTTCTGAGCCTTCCCACGCATCATCACGACCGCAGTTATCACATACTATTGAGATAAAAGTTCTTGATTCTCCTGTTCTGCTCATATATCCCACTCCGTCATTCCATTTAATTCAGCCTCGCAGTTAAGCGAAAAGTCACACCAAACAGGGCAGAAATAATCGTTCCATTTCATGGGCCACTGTTGGGATGTAAGTGATTCTATAGTGTCGTATAAGTTTTCCTCAAAGGTATTAAGAGAACGTTCTCGGAAAGGCTCAAGGATAGCGATGCCACGCTCAGGACCTAACCAAAGTGTCTTACCCCTTTTATTACCTTCAAGAAGAAGTTTGTCATCTCCGTCTTCAGGTATCTCATAATCGGGGCTGATATACAGGAAATGAGTCACCTCGTCGTAGCCCAAAGCCCGTAGCATACGGGTATAGTAAACGAGTTCCTTGCGTGTCCTACTCAATTTGCTCATACCCATGTTTCCTGTCTTGAGTTCAACGAGACATAGCCCGCCATCAGGGTGTCGTATCACACCGTCGATTAGTCCGACCCATATGATTTCATGACCGTCGAATTCCTCATACACCTGATGCTTTATCTCAGCCTCGACAACCTCAAGGCCGCCAAGGTCATTCGCTATCTGATGTAGTAATAAGGTAAGACTATCCACACCCTCATCCTCGTCAACGCCTTGCTCGGCGGCGACTTCGGGAATCGCTTCAGGACCAACGAGAAGTCCGTGTTCCATGACTGTGTGGACGGCTGTTCCCCTAATCATCTGCTCAGTGGGTGGCGCTCTCGGTATATCCGCTACATAGCGCCAATAGAACTGCCTCGGACAACTCATGTATGTCATGAGGGAAGACTTGCTGATACGCAATATACCCTCACCGGGACGGTAAGAGGAACGAGAGGTCTGTTCCTCACTCGCTCTCATCGGTAATCAACCCGCTGTCCCAATCTTCCACAGTTGTTTGGCTACCAGCGAATAGGTCTTCTCCACACAATGGACAATCATTCTGCTTCGGTAAACCTTCTATGAGGGGTCTTATTACATCGTTTCCACAGTTCGTGCATTTCACGTCCTCGACTTTGCCCATCTCTCTCAGTAAGGCAAACAATAGAAAGTTTAGTTTTCTCAAATCGTTATCAACAACACCAAAAGCCTGTATAGTCTGTTCCATAAATGTCTGTACGTTCTGTGCCATTTCCTCTATCTGTTTCTTACTCATATTTACACCTTATTTGACTACGCATATAAACTATACCCACGCGAGATTACCGACACCCCTATGGGCATTGATAAGAGGTTGCATAGACCATCCCGCAAGATTAAAATAAGGCTCAATCTTTCGCAGAATAAAGCGGTCGGCCAGCACCTTGTAACCGATGCTGGCAACACCATCAATCTCATCGGGGTCATCGAAAGCGAGATACTTACCTTTATCGTTAAGAGTCACAAGGAAGAAGGAGCCAGCACGATATCCCTTGCCTAAGAACTCGTTGGCCCACGCAGCACCGGCTGATGAGCCGGACAAAACCTTGTATTGGGATAGGTCACGTTCCAACTTACCCTTCATACACAGTAGGGTTGGTTCTGCGTTTCCGTCCACAACATCTGTTATAAGATTCTTGAGAGTGTCAGAAACCTCAGATTCCTCCTTACCATTTAATATACCCGTAATTGTATCTGTCATAGCCTCCTTCATGATAGGCGGCATACGAGATTGCTTCAATTCGATGCCCTTGACATACAGAGTAGGGTCGTGGTAGGAGCCGTCAGTCCATGCGGTCATGCCCGTGTATCTGTTCTTGGCGACGAGGATGATACGGGAACACCACTTCTCAAACTCGACCTCTATGGGAGCCATGCGTGCGTTTATCCTATCTATGACCTCCAACCCCCTCTCAGGCGTGGGTATCTCACAGAATACGCTGTCTGTGTGGCCGTATAGAACCTTGAAGCCCTCGGCCTCCGCCTCGTTCATCAACTCATGCAGGGTGTTGCGGGAGGTGTGTGTGATTGCTGCGGCAATCTCAGGGTGATACATACCATACTTGGCGTCACCAGCAACTCCATACATAGAGGCTACTAACGTCTTGGCTGCGAACTGCATAGTGTCCCACTTCTTAATATTATTAGGGTCAGACTTCATGAGAGCCTTGAACTCATTCCTCATCTTCGTCATGTAGTCCATCTGTCGGATGAGAACTCCCCTGCTATCAGTGCTAAATTTAGTTCCGTTACCACAATCTTCACCGTCAGCGGATAGAGTGTCCCACGATATATTATACTTCTCAGCGTTGCTGTGATACATTGCTTTTATGTCTAAAATACCTACGTTGTCGTAAACTCCCGGCTCGACATCGAGAACGTCAGCACCGTCGTAGTTCACCTTGGCGAACTGTGGTCGTGTGGGAATCCTACGGTCGAAACCGGGGTCTGTGAGAACGAGGTTGCTGAACATCTTGGTAATGAAGGGAGTGGAACGTATGTCACACTGAACGAGGTGTTGCAGGGCGGTGAAGTAGTCAAGTGCGTTGACAGCCTCATCAAGACGGGGCAGCAGCCTCACGTCCTGTCGGCAGTAGTGTATGTATAGGGCTTTGTCAGTGTCCCAAGTGTCGTGACCGTCAGGCAACTCCACCTTGGTTTCACCCACGACTTCCTCCCCAACGTCACCTAACTTGTAGGAAGGTAGTTTTCCGTTCTTCAACTCCCATAGTTTAGATACAGCGAGCATCAGGTCTATGCAGTTGCGACCCACGATAGGCTGGTCCCAATCACCGAAGTCATAACGTACCCTTCTCATTGGGGACATACCGTGTGCAGGTATGTTACACGCCCTACACCTGTCGAAGAACTGCTTGATATCTGCGCCCGTGACATACCATCCGGTTATGATGTCAGGGTCTTGTTTTTTCATATGACTGATGAAGTGGGTAAGGAGGCTTTTCTCATCCCCGAATCCCATAGCCGGTGTGTCATATGAATATTCACCATAGTTATTATAAGGCTTAGAGTTTCCATCACCGAGGTCAGGCTCAAGGAACCATACGAATTCTCTATCTGTGAAGTTGTCGTAAACTACTATTACCCTTATCTGTCCTGTCTGTGGCGACCATTCGGCATCGAGATACCAAGTCCTGTGTTCGTAGTTAGGAATCTTCTCGTTGCCATCATTGATATAGTCTATGAGAACGCGGTTGGTGTAAGCGATATTCGCTTCCCATGTTTCTCCGGCTCTTGATATCTGTGATACATCATAGGTGGAAGCACAGACAATCTTAGTGAGAGATTCGCCGTATAGTCCGGTATAACCCGGCTCTTTACGCACACAATCTATCCATTCCGCGTCTTCGTCACGTACAAAGCAATAGGGCCAATAACCCTTGATGCTTTTCTGATAACGCGAGCCGTCCGGCTGCCTGCCCCTGACAATGACATCCCTACCTCGACCACGCTCAATTATCATCCTCGACCCTCTTGGCCCTTGCTCCACGAGGACGGGTATTAATGTTGTGTTTTTTGAGCCACTTGTTTATTGTCATTGGGCTTACACCAAACTGCTCGGCTATATCCGCCATAGTTCTTTCTTTCTCTTGATATTCTTCTGTCAACCACTTACAATCCTGATAATAAGGGTCTAATTCGACCCTTACCTTTACGTTTGCTATGTATCTAACACCATTTTCATCAACCCAAGTCACACAAGCAGGTCCGTGACTAGGCAAATTTATCCTGTTTATACTAAACCATTCGCCTTTTTCGCTTATTGAAGTAATTTTATTCTTATCTTGTAACATCATGTTATCACGCTCCCAAGTTTGATGCTTGGAATATGAAGTCACCGTCACCTAAGTCAATGAACATCTTGATGCCCTGACCCATAGCGGTGAAGTCGAAGAAGGAGATGTCAACCTTGCTGTTGAGGTTCTTGAACACGTAGTCAAGACCTCCGTTGAATGTGGCGTCGAACACCACAGGGAACTCTCCCTCGCTTATCTGTGTAGTAGTTTTACCCTTAAGTTCAGTGCCTACATTGACGAATAGACCCTCATACTTACCGATGATGCGGAACTCATTGTGCTTCTGTCCGTTCATCTCATCGCACCTGAAAGCCTCATACAAGTCAGTGCTGTCTAACTCGGCAATCTTTACCATGTGTGGGTATTCCTTGCCATCTCCACCAACATACTTATCTATAGATAGTTTATCAGCGATAGAGTTAGACTTCTCAGACCATGTAGCCATAGTGTCAGGCGTGTGTGGGAAAGCAAGAGCCTCCGAAGATGCTGTCAACGTGGTCTGTTTGCGACCGGACTTTATCGTCACCTTACCTTCTTTTGGGGTAATACTAAGTGGGCTGCTGTGGTATTTCAATGCTCCCAACCATGTGTTTATGTCAGTAACGGGAATATCACCTTCTCCTGTGCATGGTATAGATAGGCGGTTGAGGGACGACACACCATCCTTTACGAGTGCCGTTCCTATCAACCTGCCATTCTCCACCTTAAGCAGCACAGAATGAACCTGTGCAAAACTTTTACCGTCAATGTTCTGCTTACGCTGCATGAGCGA